CTAAAGGGATATGGGCGCATTGATAATGCTCCTGCGCCTAAGCCGGTGAAAGCTCCGACTGATCGGGCTGCAAAGCCTAAGACCACAAGGGCGAAGAAATGAAGATTACGCTGATTAAAGACGCATCTTGGAGCGGTAAGAATGGTAAGGCTGGTGCAAGCCATATCGTTGATGACCGTATCGCTCAGAAGCTAATTGATCGCGGATATGCGAAGCCATATGTAAAAGAAGAAAAGGCTGAAGAAGATGGCGCTGCCACTAGCTGATGACCTAGCAAACATATTTGACGTTGATGAATTTGCCACTGCGGTCACTTATGATGGCGGCACGATCAACGGCATCTTTGACAATGAGACGATCCCTGTTGATACGGGTGGTTATGTTTCTGTTCACGAAGAGCAGCCGCGTCTGACATGCAGAACAACAGACATCTCCAGCATAGCATACAATCAAGCTATGGTTATCAATGCGGTGACATATTATGTGCGGGCGTGGATACATGATGGCACTGGCGTAACTGTTATTCAGTTGGAGAAATCATAGTGGCTCACGTTAGGCAGCAAATAAGAGAGCGCATTGTTTCTGTTCTTACTACTAATGTCACGTTGGTCAGCAACCGCGTATATGGCACTAGGGTTTATTCTCTGACTGACGCTGATTTGCCAGCTATCACGGTTTATGCGGGATCAGAAGCATCTGCGCTGCAAACCATTGGTGTAAAGACATCTGCGCGAGTTGTTTCCATTGAGGTGGACGCATATGTACGCGCAACAACTAATTTTGATGATGATGTGGACGCTATTGCTGTCCAGATCGAAGAGGCAATAGCCAATGACTTCACTGTCAACGGTCTTGCAAAGTCGGCTGTATTATCTGGTACAGACATTAACTTTTCAGGTGAAGCGGAGCAGCCAATAGGTTCCGCAAAGCTGACATTTGATGTAAGGTATGATACGGCTATAGATGACGTAGAAACGGCCAGATAAGGAGGCTCCAATGGCTACACACACAGGCAGCGAAGGAACCGTAAAGGTCGGTGCTAACGCTATCGCAGAAATCCGCTCTTTCAGCTTAGAGGAAAGTGCAGATACCTTAGAAGATACAACTATGGGTGACACTGCTCGCACATATAAATCATCTCTGACAACATTCACCGGATCGGTTGATGTTTTCTGGGATGAAACCGATACAACTGGTCAAGGCGCTTTGACAATCGGTGCTTCTGTTACGCTTAATGTTTATCCAGAGGGTGATGCTTCTGGGGATACATATTACAGCGGGTCGGCCATTGTTACCGGCGTCACACGTTCATCGTCATTTGATGGTCTTGTGGAAGCGTCAATAACTGTGCAAGGTAGTGGGGCATTAACAGCTACAACGGTGTAACCCATGTCTAACCCTATAGACGCCTTAGACGATTATATATCAAATATCGAGACAAGGCATATAGAAGTAACTTTACGCGCAGGGGCTAAGCCTCTGCGTGTTTACTATACCCCTATGACTTCTGGAGAGATGTCATCTATCCAGCGGAAACACTCAGATTTCCCATCTGCCAACATAGATGCCTTGATTGACCTGATTATCTTGAAGGCTCTAAAGGAAGATGGCGAAAAGGCTTATACGATTGAGCATAAGCCTAAACTGAAGCGCATTCCCCATGAGGTGATCTATAAATTGAGCGCACCCATGATGTCTGCTGTTTCATCTGAGGAAGCTGAGGGAAACTAAGGAAAGACCCATTCAGGTTTAATTTAATCGCGTTAGCATATAGATTAGGCCGCACCATTAGCGAGATTGAGAAAATCACGGTAACGGAGTATAATGAATGGGTCGCATACTTTAAGATCGTGGACGAAAGGCAGGAAGAAGATGGCAAGCGCAGAACAGCTAAAGTTTGAACTTCTTGCGGTCGATCGCGCTAGTCGGCCCATTCAGCAAGTTCAGAACCGCGTAAAAGACTTTGATCGCCAAGTCAAAAGCTCATCTGTGCAGATGAATAACTTTGGTGGCTCCCTAACCGGTGTTACAAGAGACTTGCGTAAATTTAGTCTTGGTGGCATCCAGCAAGCGGGTTATCAGATCGGTGACTATGCTGTACAGGTAGCCAACGGCACAAGCAAAATGCAAGCCTTTGGCCAGCAAGCCGGTCAGTTCTTCCAGATATTCGGGCCATTTGGTGCTGTCCTTGGTGCGGCTATATCTGTCATGTCGGCATTCTTTGTTGCCAAGGAGAGGGCTGCAAAGGCGACAGAAAGCTTTGCTGATAGCCTTACAATCCTAAAAGATGAAACGGCAGCAGCCAGTGAGGAGATTAAAAGACTTTCTGCTGGGATAAGCGGCCTAGCAAGAACACAAGTTTATGCGCAGCTTTTAGAGACGCAAGCAAAGATCACTGAAAATTTATCAGAGCAGAATAGGCTAGAAGACGCTAGGCCAAGTGGGTTCCGCAGAACCCTAAAGATACTAAGAGATGAGCTTGACATCTTGACAGATCAAGAGGGAGAGTTTGAGCAAATACTAGATAGCCATGAGCAGACTATAAGCTTTCTTGAGCAAGAAAAGGGATATTATGACGATATTACTGGCAGCGCCGAAGGTCTAGCTCAGACAGAACAAGCTCTTAACCAACTATACGAAGCTAGACTTGGAACCATAGATGATACCGCAAATAACTATGTGGACATCATTGGCAGCGAGCAGGGTCTGGCTCAAGCAATGGCAGCAACCAATCAAATTTATGCAGCTAGATTAAAGGCGAGACAATCAGAAATACAAGCCGCTAGAGACGCATTTATCGTGGAAGCTGCTGTGACGGTTGCGGAGACTGAAAGAGCGCAAACTATTAAGGACATGCAAGAAGCTTATGCCAAGCTAACCTCTGGGCAAGATGAGGCGAATGCCAAGACAAAAGAAACCGCCAAGATCATCAAAACTGAACTAAGCCCAGAGCTTATGCGGATCAAAGATGCCTCTGAGATGGTCGGTCAATCATTTGGCGATGCCATGATGTCTATGGTTCAAGGCACAATGACAGCCAAGGACGCATTCAAAACAATGGCGCGAGATATTATCTCTGAGCTTTACCGTATATTCGTGGTTAAGCAGATTACGGGCTTTATTACGGGGGGCTTGCAGCAAGCATTCGCACCTAAGCTTGCTGGAACCGGCGGCGGCGGTGGTAAAGCCATTGGCGGGCCGGTTCAGGCTAATCAGTCTTATGTTGTTGGTGAGCGCGGCCCAGAGATGTTTGTACCATCACGATCAGGTTCAATCGTGCCAAACAATCAGCTTGGCGGTGGTGGCGGCGTAGTAGTCAACCAAACTATCAACGTCTCCACAGGCGTACAGCAAACCGTACGTGCTGAGATCAAGCAGTTAATGCCACAGATAGCAGACAGCGCTAAGGCTGCTGTAGTAGACGCCAAGCGGCGTGGTGGATCATATGGAAGGGCATTTGCATAATGGCTATCAGTTATCCTTTAGCGCTGCCTACGCATACGGGCATAGCTCAGATTGAACTAAGGGCGACTAACGCAGTTGCTTATAGCAGATCGCCCTTTACCTTCGCGGGTCAGGCTCACGCTTATGCTGGTAAGGCTTGGCAAGCTGATGTCACGTTGCCATCAATGAAGCGCGAAGATGCGGAAAGATGGGTGGCTTGGCTCATTTCGCTGAAGGGCCAGCTAGGCACGTTTTATCTTGGTGATCCAGCGGCCACTACGCCATTGGGTTCAGCGCGTGATGCGGATACGATTAAGGTGGCATCAGCGGTATCATCCGGTGACACTATTAGCATCAACAGCGCACCGGCAAGCCAAACAGATTACTTAAAGGCTGGAGATTACATGCAGATTGGTCTTGGCATAAGCCGCCAGTTGTTCAAGGTGCTGAATGATGTTGATACAGACGGCGCAGGAGCGGCCACAGTGGACGTTTGGCCTAATGTGCGCACCAGTATAGCAAGCACCACTCCCATCACTGTGCAGAGCGCTCAGGGGATCTTTAGGCTGGCAAGCAATGAACAAGCATTTAGCATAAATGAAGCCAGCATATACGGCATAACATTTGGAGCGATAGAAGCGGTATGAGCAGAACAATACCATCCGCGCTGCTTACGGCGCTTAGTCAGCCAGAGGTTCAGCCATATTATGCGGTTGAGCTTGATTTTGATACGTCACCAGTTCGTCTTTGGACGGGCTACGGTGATCTGACCATTGGCGTTGATACCTATACTGGATCTGGAAACTTGCTTTCCATTGGTGGCCTTGAAGAGGTCAATGATCTATCAGCGAAAAACATAACTCTAACGTTATCTGGTGTGCCTTCTAGCTTGGTTTCCATTGCATTGACTGAGCCATATCAAAGGCGTGAAGCTAAGGTTTATTTTGGCACTACAGATACATCATCACCTATAGAAGTATTCAGCGGTGTTATGAACACCATGAGCATTGAGGATAGTGGTGAAACAAGTGTTATTACTGTTGCGGTTGAAAGTAAGCTGATACGCTTAGAAAAAGCCAGCAATCGCAGATACACCCATGAAAACCATATTTCCCGTCATTCTGGCGATACGTTCTTTTCATTTGTTGCTGACCTACAAGATAAGGATGTCGTATGGGGCAGAGAGAGAGCTTAAATCGCTACTTGAAGTCAGTAAGTGATATTCCTTTTGAATGGGGCAAGAATGACTGCCTTACCTTTACCAATAACGCTTATAAAGCCATGTATAATGAAGGCTGGGCTGATGACTGGCTTGGGAGATATTCACAGAACCCTAAGAGAGACACGCTTAAAAAAGAGTTTGGCTTTTCGACATTTACGGAAGCAGTAGATAGTAAGTTGAAAAGAGTAGAGTATGTGCCGCCATTGGGGGCGCTTGTTACAACTAAGCAAGCTAGTAGGTGGATTATAGGTGTAGCAATGGGAATATGCACAGGCACTAAGGCTGTTTTCTTATCAAAGGAAGGTGTGCTATATTTGCCCTTAGATTATATTCACCAAGCATGGGTTAAAGAGATATGAGCAAATACAGGCTAGGTGACTACACAATAAAAAACTGGAATAGCTGGGATAGAGTTCCTAGAATGCCAGATGCCATAGCTGCTTATATTATAGCTGCAACTGGTGCTACGGGTTTAACAGCGGCAGCGATTACAGTTGGAACTTATATAGCTGTAAGTGCAGTTACCTCTTGGGCATATATGTCCTTGATGCCTAAGCCAGACTTAGGACAGGCAAGCTCTGGCAGCATTCTAGTCAACAGCCGTGAAGCTGCTGCTGCACAAGACTTTGTATATGGTAAAGTTCGCAAAGGTGGTGTTGTTACCTTCTATGAAGCCACTGGCACAGATAATACATATCTGCATCAAGTTATTGTGCTTGCCGGTCACGAAGTAAACAGCATTGGCGACATCTACATAAATGATGAAGTTGTCAGTATTGATGGGAATAATCTTGTTACTGGCGATACTTGGCAGAATAAGATCCGCATTAAGAAGCATGATGGATCACAGACTACAGCAGATAGTGATCTGGTATCTGAAACCAGCGTAGACAGCAATTTTAAGGGCCTTGGGATAGCCTATCTGTACGTCAGGTATGAGTATGACCAAGATGTGTTTGCTAATGGTGTGCCGCTTATAACGGCTGTGGTTGAGGGCAAAAAGGTATATGACCCCAGAACAGCCACAACGTCATACAGCAACAACTCTGCTCTGTGTATTCGTGATTTCCTAACGTCCTCCTATGGTCTGTCTGATAGTGCCATTGACGATATATCCTTTGCTTCTGCCGCTAACGAATGTGATGAAAACGTAACTCTAGCTGGTAGTGGTACAGAAAAGAGATATACGTTAAACGGTATAGTCAAAGCCGATAGGTCGCTTGGTGATGTCTTAGGGGATATGGTTACAGCTTGTGCTGGTACTTTATTCTGGGGGTCAGGTTATTGGAAGCTAAAGGCTGGTGCGTATTCATCACCAGTTAAGACCCTTACATTAGATGACTTGCGTGGGCCTATAAACCTACAGACCCGCATTAGTATGCAGGATAACTTCAATACTGTTCGTGGTACGTTTAACGATGCAGACCAAGATTGGATTACTGCTGACTACCCAGAGACCACTAGCGCAACATTTAAGACTGAGGATAATGGCGAAGAGGCTTTACTAGACCTTCAACTGCCGTTCACCACAAGTTCAGCAACAGCACAGCGGCTTGCTAAGCTAACGCTGTATCGGGGTCGTGAGCAAATGACCTTGAGTGCAGACTTTGGGCTTGAGGCATTCCAGATTGAAGTTGGTGACATTATTGCATTTACCAACAGTAGATATGGCTTCAGCGCTAAAGAGTTTGAG